GGAATGGTCTAAGTATTATAGTGAATTGTCGAAAATGTCGATAGTTTTTGATATTGATATCAAAACTTTTGACGGTAAACAATCCGCTCAAATGCAGGATAAGTGTAATGAGATCCTTTTACGAAAGTATAAAGGAACTCATCCGGAAATGGCAGCGTTTCTCTTAGAGATAATAGTTAGGTCATGGCTTTTAGTGCGAAATAAGTTAATGTCAACAACTCATTCATTACCTTCAGGAATTTGGTTAACAGGTCTTTTAAATAGTTTTTATAACAGAGGATATTCAGCTTGTAGTTTTTGTAGAGAGTGTTTGGAAGATGGAGTTAATCCTAATATTTCAGACTTTTTCACACTTTTAGATCGAGTATGTGGAGATGATAAGTTATGTGGAGCACCACGTAGCTTACAGAAGTATTTTAACGCCATCACTTTAGGAAACTTTTTTGATAGTATAGGAATGACAGCAACAACAGGAACAAAAGGGAAAATAGATTCAATTTCAAGGGATATAACGGAAGTTTCTTTTCTTAAAAGAACTTTTGCATATCACCCTACTTTAGGAAAGGTAATGGGTCCCTTAGATAAGGAAACATTACTTAATAGTATACAATGGTTTGATTCTTCAAAGGATATGGACGATGTAATGGATGGTAAACTGCGATCTTTTCAGAGAGAAATGTATTTACACCCTGATGGGGAAAAATACGTAGAACGTTTGAAAAGTGAATGTCATAGTAGAGGAATTGCATTTCCTTTACTTACCAAAGATTATATTAAACATTTATACTTGGAAGAACCAGATACAGCTTATAGAATGTATATAAGTGATAATAGCAAAAATTATTTTTTTTAACTTTTTAATTTTATTTATATAATTTTAAATTAGTAGTTTGATTAATGAATACGTATAATGTGTCGTTATAGCACAGCGAAAATATTTTTCTAAACTTTAAATATAACAAACATACTTCTTTATAATGATAAAAGATAAGTATTAATCATCATTACCAATATTTTTAAACAAAACACAGATAATTTAATAGAAGATTCAATAATTAGAGAAAATTTTGGAAGAGCAGACACATTAGATTCGAAAGTTACTACAGACGTTGCCACCATGCAAACTCGCATGACGGTAGGGTCTAGAGACTATTTTCCATTGTTTCCAACGCCTAAACTTAGTATTAGTGATCAATATTCCATGGATATTTCTCCGTGGGTTAATAGACCATTTTTAGTGGGTAGAGGAACATTGA